GGTGGAAAGCAATTATATTATAACAACACATATGATGGATCAGGTGAAATGACAGATGCTCATGTAGATCTACCAAGCGAATTCGAAGACGACGAAAATTGCGACAGTTGTGTTATTTAGAAAGGAAATCAAATGTCAGTATTCAAACAAAAAACTAAATCCCATATAGAGTCGCAGATGTTTTTCGATGAAAACGTAGATGTTGCACGATATGACATGTTAAAGTATCCACAATTGGATAAAATTACAGATAAGATGCTAGGATTCTTTTGGCGTCCAGAAGAAGTGGATGTATCTAAAGACCGTAGTGACTTTGCAAATCTTACAGTACATGAAAAGCATATTTTTACATCTAATCTTAAACGTCAGATCCTATTGGATTCTGTCCAAGGCCGTGGTCCAACTGAAACATTAATGCCTATTGCATCTCTTCCAGAGATCGAGCCATTAGTACAGACTTGGGCTTTTATGGAAACAATCCATAGCCGTTCATATACACATATCATTCGTAACGTATATCCTAATCCATCTATTGTATTTGATAAGATGCTGGATATTAATGAAATTGCTGATTGTGCAAAGGATATTTCTAAGTACTATGATGAGTGCATTGACTATTGTAAATGGTGGTCTCTATTAGGTGAAGGCATTCATACTGTAAACGGTAACAAGTTTCAGATTGATAAATTAGAAATGAAACGTAAACTATGGATGGCGCTTAATTCAATTAATGTATTGGAAGGTGTTAGGTTCTATGTATCCTTTGCTTGTTCTTGGGCATTTGCTGAACTTAAACGCATGGAAGGTAATGCTAAGATTATTAAGTTTATTGCAAGAGATGAGAATACTCACCTAGCAGCAAGTCAAACTATTCTTAAAACTTTACCTAAAGAAGATCCTGACTTTGCAGCAATTAAAGAGGAAATGGAACCACAAGTAACTAAGATGTTTGTTGATGCTGTAGATCAAGAGAAAGTATGGGCTGACTATCTGTTTAAAGATGGTTCTATGATTGGCCTTAATGCTAATCTCCTATATAGCTATATCGAATGGATTGCAGCCAAACGTATGAAAGCACTTGGTATCACCTCACCATATTCTACACCACAGGCAAACCCATTGCCATGGACAGAAAAATGGATTGGTGGTGGTAATGTACAAGTTGCACCTCAGGAAACTGAAATTAGTTCATATGTTATTGGTGGCGTGAAACAAGATATGGATAATGAAATGTTGAAAGGAATGAGCCTATAATGAAAATAGAATTAATTACTAGACACGAACCACCATGTGTCTATTGTGAAAGTGCAAAAGGATTCTTAGAAAATCGAAAGCATGAATATAAGGAAACAGTTGTTGGTCGAGATATTACAAGAGAGCAACTAATGGAACGGTTTCCTACTGCAAGAACTTTCCCTGTTGTGGTAATTGATGATAGACCAATTGGAGGGTTTCAACAACTCAAAGATTATTTTCTATCAGCTGCTGTTTCAGGGATGTCACTATGAACGAATGTTGGTCTTGTAAAGCTAAATTTAAAGTTAAGTTTGATGATGAAGATCAAACAATAGCATTCTGTCCTGCCTGTGGAGAAGAAATGTTCGAAGAGATAAATATATCTGAAGGACATTTTATCGTAGACGACACAGGTGAAGAAGAGTGGGAATGAATTGGTACTATAAAGACGTAGAATACACCGAAACACCAGAAGAATATCATGGCTTTGTATATGTCATAACTGAACTAGATACAGGAAAAATGTATGTCGGGAAGAAATTCTTTTGGAAACCTAAAACACTTCCAATTACCAAGACCAGAAAGCGACGAGTTAAGACACGTGCTGAAAGCGATTGGAAGACTTATTATGGTTCTTCTAAAGAAGTACAAACGTTAGTTGAAGAAAAAGGTGCAGATAACTATAGAAGAGATATATTGCACTTATGTAAGACTAAAGGCGAATGCTCATACCTAGAAGCTAAAGAACAGTTTGACCGAGAAGTCTTACTTTCTGAAGGATACTATAATGAATTTATTGGATGTAAAATACATTCTAAGCATATTAGGGGTTTACAAACGATGAAAAGTGTGTTATAATAATAGTATTATGAAAAAAGATGGCAGCAATATAATTCCGTTTCCAAGATCCTCAGTTGAAAAGATTGAGGGTATGGAAGAGTATGATTTAGAGACTACATATCATATTGTTGACGTAATAACTGAAGAACTAGAAGAACTTGGATATGATCTAGATCAAAAACAAAAACGTGATATTGGAGTGCTAGCAAATTTACTATTTGCTTCTTTCCAAAGAAATCACAAAAACAATGAGCATATATTTCATTACATATTAGATGAATGTGATACTATGATAAAGGCAGCAAAAGAGTACATAGATGCTTTAGATAATCCTGCCGAACCTGATAATGAACTTGATGATGGAGAACCCTCTAATGATAATAATCGATTATAATGCAATTGCAATTGCTGGTGTAGTTACACAAAAAATGCAAATAGACGAACACCTTATTCGTCATATGATCCTCAATACTATTCGGATGTACAATAAGAAATTCCGTAAAGAATACGGTGATGTTGTAATTGCATGTGATCATTCATCATGGCGTAAAGAAGTATTCCCACAATATAAGGCATCTCGTAAAAAGGGCCGGGAAGAGTCTTCTATGGACTGGAATGAAGTCTTTCGTATTATTAATAAAGTACGGGAAGAAATTCGTACAACATGAAAACCCACGGTTGTATGCACTAGAACATGTACTTAAAGGTGATAGTGGTGATGGTGTACCTAATGTACTTAGTCAAGATGATTGCTTTGTTGAAGGTATCCGCCAGACTCCAGTTACTCAAAAGAAGATTGATGCCATTCTTGCCGACTTAGATGAAGGTGAGCTACTCTATGCTGCTTCTTGGTACCGTAACTATCAACGTAATGATACTCTTATTAATCTTGAAAATACACCACAAGAGCTTAAGACTGAAATTATAAATAAGTTTGAGATACCAGCTCAACGTGGGCCAGGTAAAGTACTAAACTATTTCGTAGCAAATAGGTGTAAAATGTTAATTGAATGTATTGAGGATTTTAATAATGGCTAATACTATTGTTCCAACCAAAATGACTATCCATCAGGTCTTAGAATTGATGGCTAAAGCTCCAACTAAAGTAGAAAAAGCGAAGGTACTTAAAGCTCATGAAAGTGTAGCTCTTAAGAGTATTTTGCGTGGAGCTTTTGATGACTCACTTGAGTTTAATCTTCCAAAAGGTAAACCACCATATGAAGCAGCTAGGGAAAGAGACTCTCGTCCTGCTACTACACATCAGTCTGTGAAACGGCTTACTTACTTTATTAAAGGTGGTCAAGGTGATCAGATCATGGCACCTAAAAGAGAACGTATGTTTATCTCTATATTAGAGACTGTTATGGAAGAAGATGCTGAACTGTTTATTGCAATGAAAGATAAAAAGATGGCTGGTCTATATAAAGGTTTATCAAAAAAATTAGTTCAAGATACGTGGCCGAGTTTAATCAAAGAATAAATAGAATTATGATAACAAGAACTTACATTATCTGGTGCTTATGACGTGCAATGCGTCATAGGCTTTTTTTAACTTTAGCATAGGAGCAAAACTATTTCTTCACCAACATCTCACCGTAGGAGAAAAGACTTGCAAGGATCACAGATCGAAAGACTTAAACGAGATTCTAAAGAACTGAAACACTACATTAAGAAACAGGAGAAAAAAGGGGATAGTAACCTAGTCTACAAACTTAGAGCTAAATACGAATATCTAAACTCTAAGATATCAGAAGTTGAAATGGATATTGCAATTTAATCCTTTACAAATGGATCAAACTGTGTTATAATATACTTATATTATGAGGAATTGATTATGAATATTTTTATACTTGACGAAGACCCAATACAGGCCGCACAACTTCAGTGCGATAAACATGTTGTTAAGATGATCGTGGAGTCAGCTCAAATGCTGAGTACAGCTCATAGAATGTTAGATGGCAAACTAATTAAAAAGCCTTCAAAGTCTGGTAAACGTATGGTTAATTACTATGACTTATATGAAGGCGCCGACGATCTAGAAGCCGAAATGCTCTACTATAAAGCCGTACACCACGGTCATCCATGTACAAAATGGACAATGGAATCATCAGAAAATTATCACTGGCATTACACACACTTTGTTGCATTGTGTGACGAGTATACTCATCGCTATGGCAAAGTGCATAAGACCGATCGCTTATTGCGTGGTCCATTGTGGACACTTCCTAGGAATATCAAACAAGGTCCACTTACTCCATTTGCACTAGCTATGAAAGCTAATCCAGAATGCATTTATCCAGATGATCCTGTCAAGTCATATAAATTATATTATCATACTAAAAAAGATCGATTTGATATGGTATGGTCTAACAGACAAACTCCGGAGTGGTGGAATGGCTGAACAACGAGAAGGGTACTATGATTACATGGTACGAAGGATGAGAGAAGAAGATGAGAAATGCAGAGCTAATTTGCCTATGTCTCCTTGGGAAGCTACTCGTAAAATTAAAGAACTTGAACAACGAATTAAGGAATTAGAAAATGCCAACGTACACGTTTCGCAACAAGAAGACAGGTGAAGAATTCGATCACTTTGTTAAAATGGATGACAAAGAACAATACATGAAAGATAACAATCTTGAGTCTGTAATCACTGGTCTTAATATGTTACATAGCGCTGGCTCTACAATTCCAGTAGATGATGGCTTTAGAGAAGTTCAAGATAAGATTGCACAGACTCATAAAGCACATAATATGAATAGACACTAGAATGGCTGCAAAAACGTTAAAACTTAGATTAGAAGATATGATGGAAATTACACCATTGACTCCTAATCAACGAACTGCTTATGAGGCATATGATGACGGTAACTCACTCGTACTCGCTGGATCCGCAGGAACTGGCAAAACATTTATGGCGTTATCCCTGGCTCTTGAAGACGCACTTGACAAAGAAATGCAATATGACAAAGTAGTCATTATTCGTTCTATT